TAGGTTATTTTGCATTTACTCGTAAGGCTGCTCATGAAGCAAGGGATAGAATGCTTTCAAAGAATCCACAATATAAGAAAAAAGAATTAAGATACTTTCAAACTTTACATTCTTTAGCTTTCCATACCTTAGGTTTAAGAGAAGAAAATGTTATGCAGGATTATCACTATAACGATCTTGGAAAAATTTTAAGCATAAGAGTCAATGCTAAAAAAGATGCGGATGCTTCTCCTTATTTAAGTTGTGACAATGAATACTTTCAAATCATTTTAAAGGCCAAAGAGAAAGGGATTTCAGTTTGGGATGAATACTGTACAGGAGAACATTCTTCTAATGTAGAACCTGACTTACTTAAACACATAGAAGTAAACTATAATCAATACAAAGTTAATAATAATTTAATAGATTTTGCAGATATGATTAAGAAATTTCTATCTAAACCAGAGTTGTGTCCAAGTTTTAACACAGTCTTTATAGATGAAGCGCAGGATCTTTCTCCTATTCAATGGCAAATGTATGATATGTTAAAAAATAATTCTAAAAATGTTTATTTGGCAGGTGATGATGACCAAGCAATTTATGGTTGGGCGGGTGCAGACGTAGATAGATTTATAAAAGAACCTGCTAAAGAAAAAGTACTTTCAAAATCTAGACGTATACCTATAGCCGTGCAGGAAATATCCGAAGTCATTACAGAAAGAATCCAGGGATTGAGAGCAACTAAGAATTATTTACCCAGGAATGAACAAGGTTTATGTAGTAAAATCAATAGTTTAGAGAACGTGGACCTATATAATGGTAAATGGTTGATTCTTACTAGAACAATTTCTAGAGCAAAAGAAATATGTGATTTATTGAAAGTTAAAGGTTTGTATCATGAGAATAAGCATAGGAAAAGTTATGACACTAAATTATACAAAGCCATTATTAATCACAGCAAATGGTTAAATGGTGAAGATATTCCCGATACTGCTTTAGAAGATATTAAAGAGTATATGGGTGAGAGAGAATTAAAAAAAGATCTGAAATGGTATGAATGTTTTGATACCGCTTCTGCCGATGAAAAAATATATATTAGATTAATGCGATCTAATGGAGAAAAATTAAGTAACGAAGCTAGGATTAAAGTATCTACAATTCATGCAGCTAAAGGAGGAGAATGTGAGAATGTAATATTAGTATTAGATAATGCTAAAAAAATAAGAGAAGCTACGGCTCATAGTATAATAAAACGTGACGAAGAGCATAGAGTATGGTATGTAGGGTGTACGAGAGCAAAAAGAAATTTATATTTAATGAGAGCAAAAATAGAAAGGAAGGGTTACCAGTTATGACACATAAAGATATATTTAACGATTCATTTCCACAAGATAAACAGATAGGTGGATCCCATTACAAAAAATTTTTAATTCAACCTTATGAATTTATTTCAAAGAATGCTTTGTCATTCTTCCAGGGCAACGTAATTAAATATGTTTGTCGTTATAAAAACAAAGCAGGAATACAAGACCTTGAAAAAATAATTCATTACTGTGAATTAGAAATTAAAACAATGAAAGATACAGGTACGAAAAAATAATGAACCTTTTTTTACGAATAAGATTAAAATTAGAAGCTGAGAAAAAAAGAACAGAGAGACTCTATAAAGAAAATCAAGTAATGAAAAGAAGATTACTTAAATATGAAAAGCAAGGTATGCTATACCACAACAACAAGAAAGGTTTAAATGAAAGTACCTCTATTTGAAGCGCAGACAGAATGGATTGAACCAGAGTTTTATCCTGATCTAAGACAGTACGACGAGATTGCAATTGACTTAGAGACAAGAGATCCTGATTTAAAATCTAAAGGTAGTGGCGCAATTATTGGCAATGGAGAAGTTGTAGGAATTGCTGTAGCTGTACCTGGTAAAAAGTTTTATTTTCCTATTGCTCACGCATCTGGGCCAAACATGGATCGTAAGAAAACCTTAAAATGGTTTCAAGATATTTTAAATACACCAGCAGTAAAAATATTTCACAATGCAATGTATGACGTTAGTTGGATTAGATCTATGGGTCTAAAGATTCAGGGACAGATCGTAGACACTATGATTGCAGCCAGTTTAATTAATGAGAATAGATTTAGATTTGATTTAAATAGTTTAGGTTGGGATTATTTAGGCCATGGTAAAAACGAATCAGCACTTAATGAAGAAGCAAAGTCTAGAGGACTAGATCCTAAAGCAGATATGTGGCAGCTTCCAGCGCTTCATGTTGGAGCCTATGCAGAAAAAGATGCAGAACTTACTTTAGAACTTTGGCAGGTGTTTAAAAAAGAAATTACTCACCAGGATATTGAGTCTATTTTCGAACTCGAAACGGATTTATTTCCTTGCTTAGTCGATATGCGTTTCTTAGGTGTCCGGGTAGACCTTCAAAAAGCTCAAGAATTGAAGCGAGCACTAGTGATAAAAGAAGAAAACTTACTCCAACAAATAAAAATAGAAACTGGAATAGATGTTCAGCTAATGGCTGCAAGAAGTGTTGCCAAAGTTTTTGATAAATTAAAGTTACCTTATGAACGAACTGCGAAATCAAATGCTCCATCCTTTACTAAAAATTTTATTATTAATCATGAACACCCTATAGTTAGAATGATAGCTGAAGCTAGAGAAACTAATAAGGCACATACTACATTTATAGATACCATAATTAAACATGAACATAAAGGTAGAATCCATGCTGATATTAATCAAATAAGATCAGATCAAGGGGGTACAGTGACGGGTAGATTCAGTTACTCTAATCCAAATTTACAACAACTTCCAGCTCGAAATAAGGAACTTGGACCTATGATTAGATCCATATTTCTTCCAGAAGAAAAACATAAATGGGGTAGTTTCGATTACTCACAACAAGAACCACGTCTTGTTGCACACTATGCAGCACTTCATAAATTTCCATCTGTCAATGAGGTTATAGATAGTTATGAGAATGATACTTCAACAGATTTCCACCAGGTAGTTGCAGACATGGCAAAAATCCCTAGATCTCAAGCCAAGGTAATTAACTTAGGATTATTTTATGGTATGGGTAAAGCAAAGCTACAAGCAGAACTTGGAGTATCAAAAGAAAAAGCAGCAGAATTGTTCGAGACGTACCACGCTAAAGTTCCCTTTGTTAAGCAACTAACTAATAGTGCTTCTAATCGTGCCCAGGAGCGTGGCCAGATTCGAACCTTACTGGGACGATTATGTAGGTTTCATTTGTGGGAGCCTAATCAATTTGGTATGCATAAAGCATTGCCTCATGAAGAAGCATTGCAAGAACACGGACCAGGGATAAAAAGAGCTTACACTTACAAAGCTTTGAATAAATTAATTCAAGGATCTGCGGCAGATATGACAAAAAAAGCTATGTTAGATTTATATAAAGAAGGTATAATAGCCCACGTACAAATTCATGATGAACTTTGTGTTTCAGTGAGAGATGAGGAACATGCAAAACAGATTAAAAACATCATGGAAAACTCCGTCTCTTTGGAAGTTCCCAACAAAGTAGACTATGAATTTGGAGAAAACTGGGGTGAAATAAATGGTTGATTATGGCTTATTTAAATGCAAACATACCACCACTTTACGCGCAAATTAGGAAGGAGTTTTTATATGATAATAAAAAACATCATGGCGAAGTTGAAGACTGTATCCTCTTCGGTATTACATCACTTACAGGACGTGCAATATTATTCCATGCCATCATGGAAAACGGTGCAGTCTTTTATCGTTTACCCATTTCGGCTTTTATTCAACGTGGTTTTCAATCACAAACTGTTCCCATTAAAAGACTTGATGAACTGGAATTGTGGAATAGTTTTTCTTATTACCCTGCTATTACTACTTGGGATATTTTAACAGCTTCATCAGGCAAATACATTGGTAAAGATAAAAAATGGTATCACGGTAAATATTTATTTACAGTTGACTGGGGGCACCCAGATGCTAATATACTAAATTCTGATCATTCAGAAATTCCGCACGAACATAAGTGCGCTCACATAATTGCGTTAGATAACGGCAACTATGCGGCTCAACCAAACAACAGATGTATATGGGATCTGCCTTCATTTACAGTTAAGGACAATATTCCTGACTGGAAAGTTCAAACATCGGAATGGAATGTAGAAGACACGGGAAACTGGAAGACTCAGGATACCGATAATTTTTTTTATGAGATAGAGGAAAAGACAAATGGAGACAAAGACAAAAAATGAATGTCACTGTGTAGAGTGCAAGTGTAATGACCCTAAAAACGCGAGGGAGGAATGTTTATCATGTCAATAGTGGAGAGTGCCAGGATGAATTATAAATTTACAGCTATATTAATTATAATGATGTGTCTTCTTGCTGTGTTTGGAGGACCTGTTGGATGAAATTTATATTAATAATATTTTTATGTTCCTTTATAAATGATCAATGCTTATCTCCAATAGAAATAAAACAAGAATATAATTCATGGAAAGAATGTACTATTGCTGCATTTGAAGTATCTAAAGAATTAATAATTAAACAAGAAGATAGCTTTATTAATAATAATAAAATAGCAACGAAATTTATATGTAAAGAAGTAGAAGAAGTTTAAAATGAAAATGGATATTAAGAAAATTATAGGATTTTTAACTACTGCTTTATTTGGAATTTTAGTATGGGCATTAATAACTTTAGTTGAAATTAAGAGTGATCAACAGCACATAAAAGGTGAGTTAAATGGCATTGACAAAGCAATTAGTAGAATCTATGGTTTTATAAATTCTTCAAAATGAAACTTTCCAAAAATTTTCATCTATCAGAGATGACCAAAAGCCAACAAGCTATTCGTATGGGCCTTAATAATAATCCCAGTGAGCAACAGGTAGAGAACCTAAAAACACTATGTGAGAGGGTCTTACAGCCCACTAGAGACCATTTTGGCAAGGTTGTGACCGTGAGCTCGGGTTTTAGAGATGAGGTTTTAAATAATGCTTTAGGGGGATCTGATAACTCTCAGCACTGTCTTGGAATGGCGGCCGATATAGAAATATTTGACGTGCCTAATAATGAATTAAGTGACTGGATTAAAGAAAATCTCATGTTTGATCAATTAATATTAGAATATTTTGATCCCGCAGATGGTCCCAATTCAG